TATTTCGTGTTCCGTGAACCACCGTCCGTTACTTAGGACTCTGAGTATTGGTTTAAATCCAATGTCCATATGTTCGTAACTCCCTGACGTATCTATCCAGTTCATCTGCGGCGGCGAAGTAGTTCTGCGAGGCGTTGGGTGAGGAGTCTCGTTTGAACCTATCTTCTTGGCATCTATCGACACGTTGGCGCAGGAATTTAAGTTCTGACTCTTGTGCGGGACTAAGGTCTTTATGGATTCTGTCCAAGTCAGCTTTTTGCATTGACTATTCTTTCTAGGAAATTGTTTGCATCTACGATGGCTTCACATTTCTTTTCGATTTGCGGGTAAGCTTGTTCGCCCAGCGACACGGTGGTTGCCAGCATTATGGAGGACCAATTGTCGGTCATATCGTAGGCAAGGATAATGTGAGGCAGGATGGTTGATATGTCTGCGGGTGAGCATCGTTTTGGCAGGGCTTTAAGCAGATTATCTAGTACGGTTTGCAGTTCATCTTGTGTCATGGTTGTTCTCCTGTATGGTGGGGTTATGGGTCAGCCAACGTTATTCATCATCCCCTGCGAAGGTTATTTGATAACGACGCGCTTTGCGCCGAGTTTGTGCCCGAGAAAGACCCAAGGTCCGCGCTGCGTGTTCTTGGGTTAGTCCTTGCTGGGATAAGTGTAGTAACTCTTGCGCTCCTTTGGAACGTTTTATATCGCTAAGTCGGGGTCTTCCGCCGTTTTGGTTGGGTATTTTCACACCAAAGTTTGATGACCGTCCATTATTATTTCGGATCATTGCTGCGTTTTCAATTTTTGCTGTTGCTTTCATTTGTTCTAGTGGTGTCACGTAACTCTCCCAAGTAATTTTCTAACAAACGTTTTAGTGCCAACGGCGACTTTGCTTTTACTAAGTTTCGCAACCGTAGATTTTCATCGCAAACCCGTTGGTATTCTTCACGGTTAATCATGTTTATTTCCCCCCATTTAGTCATCGTTATCTACCTTGCCCGTACCGTTACAATATTCGCACGGGACGGTTTTGGTATCAATATATCCATATGGGTTAGTGGTTGATTGGCGAACAGGAACGTCTATTTCTTGTTCGCCAGTGCTGTTGCATTCGGGGCAATCAGCCATAGTGGCCCGCGGCCCACGCTAGGAGTGCTACGACGGCTATTACAGCGCCGTACACGGCTGTTTTTGGTATCTGTATTTCGAAGTAGTTCTTTGGCGGCGTTGGTGTTGGCGTCAGACTAAGGGCTAGTTTCTTGGGGCTCAACGGTTCTACTTTTTTGCGGGGCTGGGGCGGTTCTTCATCGCGGATGCTAGTAACTTTTAGTTTGGGCAGAACTGGGTCAAAGTCATATTCTGTACCAAACAGTGCGTTAAGCCCGGGCTCTAGTTCTTTGGCGAGGGTTTCGCGAGAGGTTGTTTTTGGCCGCGCAGCGCGTGTGATGTTACCGCGTTTAATTTGTATGGCTTTTGTTGAACGGCCCAGCTTCTCGCCTATGTCGTGGTCAGAAACGCCTTGATTGTGTAAGTCCAAGACGGTTTGTATGTCCTTGCCGGACCAACCCATTTTTTCGTTGGAAAGTTTCTTCATGTTTGATTCTCCATTGTTGTGAATGTTGTAGCGTCTTTGCCGGACTGATTTAACAGACCGCTGAAGGTGTTCTGCAATGTCGTGGTCAGAAAACCCGTCTTGCCTAAGCGTTATAAGTTTGACGGTTTCTTCCACCGTCCACGTTCGTTGCGCCCGTCTTTCGGGGCCTTTTACTGAAAGGGGTATCAATTCTTGTTCTCCTTCTGCTCCGTATGTACGGGAGTATATAAGAACATATGGGATGTAGTCAATAAAAAACCCCAGACCGCCCGTAACGATCTGAGGTTCATGTTTATTTGGAGAACAAACATATCATCAAGGATGATTAGGTATGGTTATCCCATATAGTCGCTTACGTCAAGCGTTCTCGGCAGCTTTCTTCAGCTTTGTCTTGGTTGATTTTAGATTGGCATAGTGATCGTACATGCTTCTCAGTTGTCCACTGATTGTGCGGCCTTCAACAGCCGACAACTTCTTTAGTTCTGTGTAAACTTCGATGGGGACGAGTACACTTTTCCATCTGGTAGTATCCATGACATGCGCCTTTGTAAGATTTTCTGGGATTATATAAGAGTTCCAGTGTGGGCGCAATAAAAAAACCCCCCACGTCGCAGTGCGAATCCTAGCCAGTGGGGGGCAGTTACAGAAAGAGGTGTCATCAACATGCCTCGCCCCAGCTTGGTCCAATTTCAACGTCGCAAAGGCTTGGTACGTGTAATGGTACAGCATTCTCCATAATACGCGCAACTGTTTTTGCCTCTTCCAGCGATTTAACTGACATGGCTAATTCATCGTGGATTTGCAGCATGGGCAAATAGCCCGCCTTGTATAAATCAACCATAGCTTTCTTTGTCATGTCCGCGGCGGACGCTTGGATAAGTCTGTTCAGTGCCTTGTAAGTGTAGGCTCTGGTTAGCCGTGTGTACGGACCGTATTCCTCGCGGGCCTCTGTGTATGACAGGGCTTGGTGCATTCCAAACTTATCGGGCTCCCACAGTTCAAAACGGCTTTTGCGGCCCAGCAACGAGCTAATGATGCCTCTGCTTCCGTCTTTGTTCAGATGGTCTTGTACGCCCTTCATCAAACCTTTCACAAACGGCACCCGCTCATGGTATTGTTGGATTAACGCTTTGGCATCTTCCGCAGGTAAGTCTAGTTCAATCGCCAGCTTTGCCACGCCCATGCCGTACATAATGCCGAGGTTCACGGTCTTCGCTTGTTTGCGCGGGATGCCCGCCATTTCTGCCACCATCGAATGGAAGTCGGTCCGCGGATCGTGGTTATAGCTATCTACAAATTCTTGAACACCGCCGAGTTGTAATCCGCGGGTTTCGCTATAGCGGCTGGCATAGTGAACCAAGATGCGCGGTTCTTGTTGCGAGTAGTCGATAGCCGCCCATTGTTCGCCTTCTTCTGGTAGAAACAACGACCGGATCATTGGGCCAATCTCGGGGTCGCGGGCGGGGATTTGTTGTAGGTTGGGATTGTTCATGGAGAAGCGGCCAGAAACCGTACCGCCATCATCGGAGCGGATTTGATTTATGTGGCTATGGATGCGTCCGTCGGAATTACAGAACGTCAGGATGTTGTTAATAAACGTGCCGGAGGTTTTGTTTAGGTTGCGGGCTTCTACAATAAGTTTAGGTAACTTATCGGGATGGTCTGACAGAAACTGTTTGCGGAACGACGGTGCGCCTTTTTCTGTGGTTGGATAGCTTATGTTTAGTTTATCAAAGGCTTTGGCTATTGATGCCGCCGCCCAGATTTCCACGTCACAGCCTGCTATCCGCTTGATTTCTTTTACGACGGCTTTCTCTCGCTTGAGGATCGCGTTCCGCGTTATTTCGGCCTTGTCCATATCTACGCGAATACCGCGCCATGTCATGTCTATAAGGCAGGGCAGTAGGTCCAATTCAAGATCACAAACCTGCTGTAGGTTTTCCTGTTCGATTTTAACTTTAAGGAAGTTCCAAAGCTTGAGTGTGATTTCGGCATCGTTCTGCGCGTATGGCCCGACAAACATTGCGGGCATTTTCCACATCTCGGCCTTGGCGTCGATACCAAAGTCAGCGGCGGCTTGGTGCAGTAGTTTTTCTGACTTGGCTATGCCTAACAGTTCGTAGCAAAGTGCGTTAAGACCGTAGCTTCGCCTGTTTTCGTCCAACAGGCTTGCCGCTACCATTGTGTCAATGATACGGCCCTTCATGTCGAAGCCCATGCGTTTAATCCAGCCAACGTCGTACTGAGCGTTGTGCATGATTTTATCAGCGGGGCAATCAAACACCTTTTTAAGCCATCTGTTGACTACTTTTTCGTCTAGGTTTCCGCCGCCTTGGTGTCTGATAGGAATGTATCCGGCCCAATCGGCTGTCGCCACAGCGTAGCCCACGACTTCTCCGTCGCCTCGCGCCCATCCGGGGCCCATCTTCTTTAGGTTCGGGTCCCGCGTTTCGACATCGATGGCGATAGTTTTGGCTTGTGAGAGGTCGGGTAGTTCTGCGGGCGGAACCCATTCTGATGTAACGGTGGCACTGCCTAATTCTATTTGCATTTTTTAATCTCAGCTACCTTTTGTTCTAAGTATGTAGTCTTTTCTGAGAAGGAGCCGCCAATGGCGACATACCCACATTTATCAATCCATGAATCCTCATGGTCCAGTGTGTTTAAAAGACGCGCTGTCTTGAGCCAATCCATCATTAGGGCAACGTGCTGCGGTGTAAGGCTACCGTGGGTTTCGACGGCCTTCTCTACAATGATGTTCCAGCCCTCTGCAATTCGGCTGAAGTTTTCAAGCGCGTCACCGTAATCCTCGGCACGGGGGCCTGATATTAACTCTGCACTTTTTTTTAAGATATCTTCACGTTTCATATTGACTTTTCTCCCTCTTTTCTTGCAGCTACGGCGTCTTTAAGATCATAAAACGTTCCAAGGTTTGTTTTTTTACCGTTTAAGTTAATCGATGCCCGCCACTTATTCTGTCCTTTTAAAAAGCTGACGCCCTTCACACCCGACGTGTTGGCTTTGCTTAATGCAGTGTTAGCAGACTGTTGTTTTGCGGTGACCTCCCTCAAGTTTACTATCCGGTTATCGCACCCATCTCTGTTAATATGGTCGATAGAGTTAGGCCAAGCAGGGTAATGGCCTTGATACAGAAAAAAGGCCACACGATGCGCAAGTAACTTCTTGTCACGCCCTTTGTACGAAATGCTTCCGGTTAAATAGTAACAGGTTGATCTTGCCGTTTTCTCTCTCCGATTAAGCGACAACCGACCACTTCGATCTTTATTGTATTTTGCCGCAGCACCCGCGGCGCTGACAAACGAGCTTCCTGTTCCCGTAGAATAAAAGTCACCTTCCAAACGATCATTAGCGTAAATCAATCCCGTCTCGGGTTCATAACGGAACAGACGCCGCATTAATTCTAAATTTTCCCACCAATTCATTCGTACATTCTCCCTTCGGGGGAAACTTTTCCAGAACCCTCGGGGTCTTTGGCTAGTAGCACGTAGACCACGCTATTACAGTTTGGGCAGGACAGGTTGGTTTCCATAACAAAATCCTCGCTATCCTCTACGTCGTGATCTCCGCCCCAAATTAGTTCTGTTTTACAATGCCAACAGTTCATAAATAATAACTCCTTGTTGCGTCGTGAGGTTCCATTATAAATAAGTTCTTTTTCGCACGGGTTACCCCAACATAAAACACGCGGTGCATATCGTCGGGTGCAAGCCTCATGTGATATTCGGCAGCGGGCGACAGGTCCGTGAACAGCGCGACGTTATCGGCTTCTCCGCCTTTTGACCCGTGGATCGTTGACACTGTTATGCGTGGCTCACCGTTAAACCGTTCGCCGCGTCGCAGCATGGCAATAATGTATGCGCGTTCTCTTTCGGGAATGCGGTCCATAGCTTCGTGCCAGATAAGTTCGGCGGTTGCGATTAGCCCGTAGTTAACAAACAAGTCTTGAATGTTAACCATGTCTTCGTTTTCCAGACCCGGTAAAGTTTTAAAGCCCTTTTTAACATGACAAGTGGTTGTTGCGCTGTCTTTGGTAGACATGTAGCTGTAGATAGCGCGGGCAGTTTTTCCTGTAACTTTCTCGCCTTTGCGCAACTGTTCCCAACCGTTGACAGCATCACTAATGCGCTCGGATATGGACCGTGATCCGCGATAGTTAAACAGGTGTCCAAAGGACCGCAGGGATTCTGCCACGGGCTGTAGTTGGTATCCGGCTTGAGCTAGGATTAGCCACGTTCCCTCAGACATATCTATGTCTTCAATCATGTGCCTGTATTCAACGTTGCCTTCTGCGTCTTTAGGATCGTATTTTTTAGGAAAGCGGCGTGTGATGCGTTTGACTACTGTCTCTGCCACTTGGTGGACTTTAAAGGGAATGCGGTATGATTGAGTCAGTGTTTCAGAAGGCCCGTCTAAGTTAATAAATGCGTCCACGTCGGCACCCGCCCAACGGTAGATTGCTTGATCATCGTCGCCTGCGATATACATACGTTCAGACTTTTCATCTAACAGGTGCGCTATGTCCCATTGGAGGGGCGACAGGTCTTGCGCCTCATCCACAAAGCAAAGATCAAAGTGCGGGCACCAGTTGTGGCTTTCTGATACAAACTTCTCCAGCATGTCTGTGAAGTCAAACATCACCATGTTGCGTTTGTAGTTAGTCAGGCTTTTGTCAACGTGATTGACGGTTGTCCAATCTTGCGCAATGTTGCTTTCGTTGTATTGCAGTCGAAGGTCGATCTTTCTAAGCCGTGCAAGGTTAATTAGTCCCAAGATAGGATCACTGGCTTTTAGCATGTCGGGCAGATCGTCATCAAAGCTGGCTTTGCGGCCCGTTACAAGCTGAACGCCCATAGCGTCGGACAGTTCGCGGTAGTTCTCTGCCTGCATAACCTGCCCTGTTCCTATGTCGGACAGGTTTAGTGCCAAGCTGTGCAGTGTGCGGAAATAAAACAGGTCTTTCTTGGCGTCTAGATTAAATCTGGCAGCGGCTCGTTCACGGGCTTCTTCGGCGGCTTTTTTGGTAAAGGCTAAGAATGCAATGCGCTCTGGTTTAATTCCACTTTGCAACGCATCGTCCACCATATCTAGTAGGCGCGTTGTTTTGCCCGTTCCCGGCGGGCCAAAGATTCTAAACATCTTTTATCTTCTCCTTTTCCTCTTTGTAAATCTGGTACACGCGTTGTTTGGTTAGCCCAAACCATTTTCCCACAGCCGTTTTAGTCACGCGCTGTTCGTCAACCAGCCTGACTATTTCGGCGTTCCGCATCTTTTTAAGGACGGATTTTTCGTTGCTCAAAACGGGCTCTCCTTTGGTTTAAACTGTGGCGTTGTCAGGTCTATGTCACCGCCCTCAAATGAGGGAACAGACCACAGTCGAACGTTGCGGCCCTTTATCCAAAGCTGTGTGCTTTCACCGTTTATATCACGCAGTCTCTGCGCAATCCGGTGCGACTTGTATTCAAAGAACTTGTTTTTCTTTAGGAAGTTCTCAAAGTCTTTAAGGCGGAAGTATGTCAGGCCGCAGTCATCGTCGGTCCAAGGACGGCGAAGCAGGATTTCTTCTTTGTCTTTTGCTTGTTGCAAGTGGGCGCAAAACTCCTCCATGTAATCGTAGAACTGCCCGCTGACGCTGGCATCTTGCGATACTTCCATGATGGCCGTTTCGTTTTCCTTCATTTCATTTAGTAGGGAACTTATCCGACCTTCCCACTGCGCCTTGGCAACACTGCGAGGCATGAAGTTAAGCTGTTCCATGCAAGCCTTTTGGAAACTTAGTTGCGTCATAAGACCGTCGGTATCCAATTCCAACGGTTCGCCATTAACATCCATAAACCAGACAGGCGGGATAGAGTTGTACTTGCGTAGATTACCTACAGCGGCGTTCTGTATTGCGGCACCAATGCCAAACTTCCTTGTCTGGCATAGTTCTTTGTTGCAGTGCGCGTTGATGGGCGAGTCATTGCACTTGTACGAGTAGTCCTTTTTAGCAACCTGCTTGGCTACAACCGTAACCTCTGGCAGCGGTAGCGGCGGGTCCAGATAGGTCATGTTATACGTCAGGATTTCTGTCTCCCAGCTATCGGGAAACGCCTTGCGTAAATAGATGCCTATGTTGTACAGGCCGTTATTACGACCGCCCTCTGATATCATGGCCGCGCAGAGGTGTTGCAGGCACGGCGGTCCGTCCCACATCGGGCCTTTGACCTGTTGGTCAGTTAATTGCAGCTTAACGATTTCTTCGGGCGTCTGTACATGTGTGTCGTACAGGTCAAAGAACTCTTGAAGGGTGGCGGATGTACCGTCATCCAAGATACCGTAGCGTAAGCCGCCCTCTTCGTCGTAGTAGGGCATGTTCAGGAAGTTGCCCACATCCCCCCGATCTAGGTGCAGCTTTACTTGCTTCGGGAATATCTCGCTTTCCCCGTAGCCCAGCGCCGCGGACAAGTGCTTGAGGGTCTTCTGCATATCCTTGGCATCAATCCAATCTTTACAGAACATGAAGCAATGCGCACCGCCGGACTTTGA